ATACAGACATCAAGTTACGGTGGAAATCCACATAGAGGCAGGGTTTATTCACTGAAAGGAATCTCACCTAGTCTGAATTGTATGGGTGGCGGTGGTAGAGAGCCTAAAATCCGTATCAAAGAAGCAACTAAAAAAGGCTACGCAGAAGCAACGATCGGAGATAGTGTAAATCTATCACATCCTAACTCGAAAACAAGAAGGGGTAGAGTAGGTAAGCAAATTGCAAACACACTACTAACTGGAGAAGAACAAGGTGTGGTTATGTATGATTTCAGAATCCGTAAACTAACCCCGAAAGAGTGTTGGAGATTACAAGGATTTCCAGATTGGGCTTTTGAAAGAGCAGCAAAGGTAAATAGTAATAGTCAACTATACAAACAAGCAGGTAATAGTGTGACGGTAAACGTGATTGAAGCTATCGCAAGGAGGTTAACATGAACATTAGAACACTTATCGTATATGAAGGTTCACCAAAGCATTTTTTAAAGCATTGTACGTGTAACTTAGAAACGCATAAATTAACTTTAGAAGGAAACGAAATTTAAAATGTATTTATTATCGGTAAGGAATTGGATGTAAAAGGTTGGGTGCGAGATTATATTGAAAATTATCGTAAAATCCTCAATCAATAATTATATATACGAATACGATTCTACTGAAATCGTAATCTATCCTAGGGAATGTGTGATCATCAAAGAAGAAGGTAAACCACTAATCATTTTAAAAGATGAATATATTGAAAAAATGGAAATAAAGGAGGGTTAAATTGCAAGAAGAACAGAATCGAATTTTAGACTTAAAAGAAGAAGGGTATTCATGGACACAGATTGCGAATCGGTTAGGATATCCTCATTGGGATAAGGTACGAAGTAAAGTTCGCAGAACTCCACGTTACAAAGAAATGATGGCGAAAAAGAAAGAACAAACCGTTTTAAAAAGTACAAAAGAAGAAGAATTTAAAAAGAAAGATTATTTCGATGACGGTTCAATCGGTTCGCAGATTCGAGTAAGACAGAAAATTAAGAAAGTGTTTACGAATGAAGAATTGATTAAGTTACACGGATTCGACCCTAAAGAAGTCACGTTAAAATCAGCTACATCGAATGAATGGACGACACCTGTTGCTGGTGAAACGTATTACAACTATCAATCTAAAATCGTAGTAGTACCTAAGAAGAAAGAATTGCTTGCTATCGATGAAATCAGAAAATGCTTTGACGATATCGAACCACGAAGAATTGAGTTGGCGTGTGATGATTTACCAAAGGATTACTTACTGATTCCGCTGTCAGATATGCATTTCGGGTTAAATAGCGATGAAGATTATAAAGACTTACAAAAAGAAATTGCAGATAAGATTTTAAACACGTACGAAGAAATCTTATTCACAATCCACGGAGATTACTTCCATGTAGACAATTTCTTGAACACAACTGAAAAAGGTACACGTATTGACGATGTGGACTTTCGGGAGGGTATTCAAGCAGGGTATCGGTTTATTGTACCGTTACTTGAACTAGCGCTTGAAAACAGTCCTAATGTTAAAGTCGTGTACTTAAAGGGTAATCATGCACCATCTATTGATTTTATGTTCGTGGATGCATTAGAGAAACGATACTCACAGATTGAGTTCGATACAACGCTTGATGAATTTAAACATGCATGGTTAGGAACACATTCCATATTTATGCATCACGGGGATAAGGTGAAGAATCCAACTAAATTACATGGAATCATGACAGCGCATTTTGCTAAAGAATGGGGAGAAAGTCAGTCACGATATTTAATCACTGGACACTTTCATCATGAAAAGTCACTCTCATTCGCTGGAGTAACGTGGTATCAGCTGCAAAGTCCTAGCAAGCATTCATCTTATGATAAAACAAACGGGTTCGACACAAGCGAATCTGGACAAATGCTATTCGAATTTTCAGAAACAAAAAGGAGTGCGGTTTATTATGTATAAAGAATTAACAGTATTTTTAAAGAACGGAAACACATTGAAGTTTGAGAATGTAACAGATTTTAGTTTTAACTTATACAGTGACAATGTAAACTTTTATTATGTAAGTATGTCAACTGGTAAAAAGAAATATGCAACTTTATTTTTAGATAAAATTGTGATGTTTTCTTATGAAAAGGAGCAATAAAACATGCTCACTCTATATTCAAAACCAAACTGCATGCAGTGCATGTTTACAAAAGATTATTTACTAGATCATAACATCGAATATAAAGAAATTAACGTCATGGAAGATGTAGATGCACTAGAATACATCAAAAATGAACTAGGGTATCAAACACTACCCGTAATTGAAACAGACACAGGGGATTCGTGGTTCGGATTCCGACCCGATTTACTGGAGGAGTTGAATGGATGATTATATGGGCGCTATTTGACGAAAAAGCGAGGTTATAAATGAAAGATAAATACATTGCAGAAAGACGATTCAGAGAATATCCAAAGTATGATAACCAAATCATAGAGCGAAAAATCAGTTATCTATGGAAAGAGGGAGATATAAATGCATGGATTAAAGCTAAAGGGACGAACTCTAAAAGTGTAGAGAACGAACTTGTAAAAATAGAATCGGACAAATACATTCAAAATCGACTGTTCTGGAAGAAGTGTGTTGAGGAAACTCTTCAAGAACTAGACGACAAACAAAAGAAATATGTAACAGAGTACTATTTTGAAAACGTGTATGACTATCGTTCTTTAGCTGAAAAGCATCTTACAAATAAAAATGTAATTATGCGTGCGTGTGAAAGAGCTTGTAACATATTGCTTGGTAAATTGGGAGAAATTTAAAAAGGGACGAAAAAGCGTTGTTGTCCCAATTTTAAAGTGATATATTGATATTGTGATATAAACGGCTATGGGGTAACTCATAGCCTATACATAAAAATCGGCTTAGCGATATAATCCTTGGTGACAAGGGAAAGTTACTCTTTTATATGTCAAGAGTAGCGGTGGTAAAATACCAATCTAAGCAACGTGGGTATTAATGGAATAAGAGATTGTTCCAGCTTCGAAAACTATCATTTTTAGGCAGAGTCAATCGATGAGCCAATGCAGTCATGCGTTAATGAATGGTTGAAGAAGTGATACGACACAAGGTAATAGCGTGAGGGTAGCTCTAAGCGCAACTACCATGAATAGATTTCTTGAGGTGGATAACCTTATAAGTCTATTTGAGTGAAGAACGATGCTAACGTTCATGCATAACAAGCAGGCGCTGGGGATTTTGTTATTCAAAAGATAACGAACTCTAAGGCAATGCGTGTCTGTGACAACATAATCATATCGGATAATGACAATTTGAAACTTATTAGCAAAATAAGTAGATTGACTTAAAGCAAAAGTCATTGCCCGTTATAAACGATAGTGCCTTTTTGTAGGATTAACCTACACACGAAACCTTCGCAAGAGGAATCGTGAAGTCGAAAAGTAAAGCAGTTTAGACCGTAGCTAGGTTTTTATTAATTGAAAGACGGCTTAGTAGTTTATAACGATACGAGTAGTTAGCGATACTAACTAGGCATGAGTGTTACGTGTAGGGATATGCGTGGAAAAGAAACTAAAACATAAGGTTTCAAAAGACACTCAAACGTTACCTGTATTCTCAAGGTGTTAAATGCTGTACCCGTGGAAGGGCATATTGTGTTAAGGTTCGATTCCTTATGCAGCAGTTTTGATTGCGGTATATATCTAAGGAGTATACCTTTACCTCTCATGTTTATTGCGTGAGGGGTATTTTTATACATAAAAAACGAAAGGAGCAGTTATGGAATATAAAACAACGATTATACGTAGGGCGGTACAGTTCACTGGTGATCTAACACAAATGCCGAATTGGTTTTTAGAACGGTGTAGTATCGGTAAATCGGGCGGGGAGTGGTGCGTGTATGATAGTTTTTTCGATGAAGAGGTTGCTATTCATATTGGTAGCTTCATTGTGGATAATGCCTTTGAAACGGTTGAAATTGTGGATGCAGAAACATTCAACAAAAACTACACCCCCGTAAATGCAACGGGTGAGGAACATGCCTAAACGACCGTGTGCGTATCCTGGATGTAAAATTTTAGTCGATATTAAAGAACGTTATTGCAAAGAACACCAGCAAACCAAAACTGATTTTAGACCGTCTGCATATCAACGTGGTTATACCCACAAATGGCAGAAAGCAAGTAAACGTTTCTTATCCGAACATCCGTTTTGTGCGGAGTGTTTAAAGCAAGGAAAAATTACCCTAGCAACGGATGTAGACCATAAAAAAGCACATAAAGGAAACATGGTTTTGTTTTGGGATATGAAAAATTGGCAATCCCTTTGTCATTCATGCCACAGCAAGAAAACAGCAAAAGAAGATAATGGAGGATGGTATTAATTCATTCCCTTATGTTCAAATTGAAATTTTGATACCCAGTATTCGATTTTTGGTTTTTGATACCCGATTTCGAAAACTGGTTTTTTGATTATTAAATTCGAATTTTCGTTTTTACATAAAAAAGAACGAATAAATAAAACTTAACTTAAATAAAGAAATACCATAAAAATACAACACAAACAAAACAACAAAAAACGAATCAAAAATCGGGATTTATAATCGAAATAAAATTAAACAAACATGCGGTGGACGATTAAATCAAATCGTTCGAAATGACGTATTTCAGTATGATTGACCGCTTGCTTACTGATCATAAGTATGGTTACGGTACTATGTGGACATAGAATAGGAATAGTTTTCGAGAGTGATAGACACTGAATAAAAGTATAGTTGATTGAATAAATGGTCTGAATCCTTTCGAGAATGATTGCTATTGCAGGTTCGATTCCTGCTGTCGTATTAAACCTAGATAAGCCTTTCATAACATATTTTTTTGGGTTAACCTCTCATCCTTCATCTTTCTTTCCCCTTCCTTCACTAACTTATCTAGGTTTTTTGTTTTATTTAAAACAAATAAAAAAGATTGCTCTAAACATTCGTTTAAAACAATCTTAAAATTCTATTCTATTAATTTTCCATTTATTAATCCTATATAAACAAATAATTATATACATATCACACCTATATAAAAAAATAGTGGTGGTAGTCATATATACCCGCCGAGTTATATAAAAAACGTTAATAAGGCGAGAAAAAAAGTAAAAAAAGTCATTTCGGACAAATTATCGGAAAAAGGGACAAAGTCCGAGTGTTTACATTTTTCATGAAAACTGTTTTCATAAAGGATTTTCAAAGAACAGTAATAAATTTACGGTTTTAAGGTCAAAACCAAAAATAGAATCATGCAAATTAATTCTATTTTAAGAAATCCGTAAATGAATATTCGCCCTTAACCTAACATTTATTTTTTAGTTTGTCAATAGGTCTAAAAACCGGAAAAATTCAAGCGGTTAGGGTAGTTTTAGAATTCTGTAATTATGTGATTGTATTTAACGCTGTATGCTTATGGATTTAAAGAAGGATATAAAAACAAGCCTATTCGTTTAAAATCGCTGTAAGGGGCTTAAAAATGCAAATTACGATAAGGGGCGAAATTGTAAATATTTTAAAATTTAATAATTAGGTTAATATTCTTGTGGATTCGATTTTAAACATACGTAAACAAAAAGAGAGTATAAGAGTACGCTTATAATAGCAGATATTAAAATACACTAAAATCAACAAAATCGCTTAAATCGCAAATATGGACGAATTAGGAAGGGCACTATTTAAACGGGTTTAGCAGCAGGATCTAAAAAAAGAGAACATAAAAAAGAGTGGTGTTTAAACCACTCTAATTAATTTAGTTTAATATTCTAATAACTTAATGTTTCCGATTGATGGAAATTCATCGCGATCACCTTCAAACCAAGTTTTAACAGCATATTCTATTTCATTCCAAGGATAATCGAAGAAATTTAAAATTATTCGTCTTTTGTCGATTGCATCATATTCATTTAAAAGTTGTTTTGTTTCATCCTTGAAATGTGAAATTGTTTCTTCAATATCGAAAACAATAAACGGGATTCCTGTATTTTCGCAAATTTGTTTGTAATCTTCTTCAGTAAGTTGTTCAGATAACCATTCATACAAGTCGTTATCTTCTTCATGTTTTTGGATTTCTTCTTTAGAAACTCTTTCCATTACTACATCTTCTATATAGTTATCTTCATCACCGTAATAATAATCATTTTTGAAACAGCGTGTTGAAATTGCGTTATATAATTCACTGTATGAATTGAACACATAATAGTCATCGATATAATTGAAATCGTATTTCATTTTATAATTAATAAAATCGTGGTTTTTTACGTGTTTAAATGATAAATAATATTTTTCCATTTTTAAAACATCCTTTCTAAAATTCAATTTTAAAATCAAGATAATCATCAACAAGATCCATAATATTAGTGTATAAGTTTCTTGTTAAATCTTCAATAGTTGCGGGCAATTTGTGCAATTTGAAATCTTGAATAAAATTATATAAATTATCTTTGTAGTTGTCATCAATAAAATAGAGTAGTGTAAGTTGTGCATCTTTCATTTTATTTGCCTTCTTTCTTTTATTTTATACTTTCTTCTGTTGCGTATAGATTCGCCCTAAATTTAAAGGCTTCTTTGTCTTGGCGTCTCATTGTTAAGCTATTCAAACCAAAAATAAAACTGGTCATTTCTTGTTGGATGTATGCATATAGTTCATCATAAGTCATCACATCATGCCTAAACTTGTCAATTAAGTCTTCAATTTTATCAATGCTTTTATTGCAAATATTTTGTTTTCTTTCAATTTCATCTTTTGAATTGTTTTAGATCTCGCTCTATGTTTTTGATAGCTTTATTGCATTTTATTCTATTTTCATTTTGTAGTTGTTTATCGTATTCAACGTTATTTTTCGGGTCTTTTAAATACTCATTATAAGCATCTTCTTGTATTCTTTTGTATTCTTCATTCATGGTTAAAAACCTTCTTTCTTTAATTCATACAAATATTTTTTAAAAAACACGCCTACAGCTACATCAGTTTTATATTTTTCAGCAAGTTCTAGGCTTCTGTTAAGGTCTTTGTTATTGTGCTTTAGCGTGTATGCTTTTGCTGCTTTAAATTGTTTTGATTTTTCTAAATTGATTTTCATTTTAGTTACCTCTTAAAATCTTTCATAAAACCATTGATCTATGATACTTTCTGAATGAGCTTCATAAGGTATATCTGGTAGTGTTTCAATGTTGTTGTAAGGATTTAGGATAAAGTAGTTATCATTAAAATTTACTTTCCCAAAATAAGATGCACAAATTGCATCGTATGGACTATCAAACATTTCATTTAACACATCTTCCTCAAAGTCATAAACGATTGGTAAGATTCCGTAATTGTTATCTAAGTCATTGTAAAAGTCTTCAGCCGTTTCAAGGTCACCAATTTCTTTAATTAATTCATTGAATTTATAGAGAGTAGTTTCCTCAAATAGTTTTAAAAGTTTTTCCCCGCATTTAGAGGGGCTTTGGTAATCTTCAATGAGCACATTATATTGATTGTAAAATTGTTCTTCTTTGTCTAGCTTTTTAAGCAGCGTTTTAAATTTCTTGGTACTGTTCCAACCTCTAAAGATTTTAGTGCCATCTTTTGATATATTTACATAGAATTTCATTTTCCATTTTCCTTTCTTATTTGAAAGGCTAATACATATCTGCTAGAATAAAGCAGAAGGGTGTATACCTTTCGTTTTAGCTTTTGTCAACCGCTTAACTTTCCAGGGCTTTGCGGTTGGCTTTTTTATTACCTTATTTCTGAATTCCGTTTTTATATTTATGATTTTAGTATTTCGTTTTTCTCCTTTCTGGTTGTTTCTTTCTTTACTACATTCAAAGATTAACACATTTATAATTTAATGTCAACACTTTAATATAAGTTTTGAAAAACTTTCTTAAACACATATTTGTTTATTGATAAATTTTCTTGTTCAGCTTTCTTCTTAATTAGATTGTATTCATCGTCCGTAAGTCTGAAAGATACTAATTTGTCACGCTTCAAGCCTGTTGGTGGTCTTCCAATTCTTTTATGTTTTTCTTCCATTTGTTTCACCTCTTTTTTAACTGTCTTTATTATACATACTACATAATTAAATGTCAACACTAAACTATAAAATTTATTTCAAAAAATTAAATTATTCTTTTCCGTTTTAAATAGTAGTTTTTTATTTCTATATCTAATTTACATAATCATTCAATTAATACATATTCATGCAGCTTAATTACAAGCTGTATTTTTTATGCTTATTTTTTCTATTTAATAGAAGGAAAGAGTAAGCAAGATTAAAACACAATCAATTTAATTCATTCTATTAAACCATCTATATACATCTATCTGATTAATACTATATTAATAACCTATCTAATAGCCTCATCAATCAATTCATTTATGTCTACATTTATCGTTATGAAAATAAATGAAAACAATATCTTGTGATGAACGCGTGTTCGCCACAACATGTAGTGGATACCCCGTGTGAAAATCACTAGAGGAAAAGGCAATTTCAGACCGCGCCCCCCTCTAGCTCACACAAACTCCCCTTAATTTTTATTTCCAGACAGGCACTTTTTACATACATATATCAGAATAAATCCGAAAGGCGGTGAGAACATGGCAAACCTTGCTAGACCAATATCTTTAAGTGTTATTGAAGGTAAAAAACAGAAGCGAAGTAATGAAGAAATTAGGCGCAGAAAAGAGAACGAAAAAGCACTAAAAGTTGCAAAAGATAAGCTAAAACCACCTAGTTGGTTAGGTAAAATTGCAAAAAAAGAGTTTAAGTACATTGTGGACGAAACGCAGTCCATAGAACTACTAACTAATTTAGATGTTCATACATTAGCGGTGTATTCAAACGTTTATGAACAGTATGTAATCTGTAATCAACGTTTGTTAGAAGATGGAATCATCGTAGAAGCAAACAAAGCATCGGAAACAGTGACAGCTGCACATCCACTATTCGTAAAGCAAGCCCAATTATTCGACCAATTACGAAAGATGCAAACTGATCTCGGTTTGTCTCCATCGTCTAGGGCAAAACTAGCATTACATGCAGCTTTAACATCGGACAAATCAAAGGAAGAAGAGGAGTTCGATAACGTATGAGTGGCTTAAAAGAGTTACTGGTGCAGTATAGTATCGATGTAATCAATTCCGAACAAGGTCATTGTCAGAAAGAAAAATGGGCTTGTATGCGTTTCTTACGAGATGTCGAACGAGAGAATACGGATGAGTTTCCTTATGTGTTTGATGAAGAAAAAGCATTACGATTCTTACGATGGATGACGAACTTTAAGCATAGTAAGGGAGTTTTAGCAGGTCAGAATATCGACCCTTCCCCTATTCAAATATTCAATTTTGGGAATATATACGGTTGGGTGCATAGAGACACTAACTATAGACGGTTTAGGATTTCATATTGGCAGGTAGCACGTAAAAATGCAAAGACACAATCGAATGCGTGTGTAGCTAGTTATGAATCGAGCGCATTCGGAGAGCCTTACGCCGAAGTTTATATCGGTGCAACGAAAACAGAACAAGCTAAGATTCTGTGGAATGAAACTGATATTCAAATTCGAAGCAGTGCGTTTAAGGATAAATTTAAGAAAGCGTACGGAAAAATCACTCATGAAAAATCGGGTGGTTTTATCCAAGCGCTATCACAGGAAGCGGGAAAAACAGGGGACGGTTTAAACCCGCAATGTGGATTGATAGACGAATATCACGCACATAAGACATCAGAAATTTATGAAGTCCTTAAATCTGGACAGGTAGCACGTCCACAGCCATTGATTAGTATTATCACTACAGCAGGTTTTGACTTATCAAATCCTTGTTATAAGGAAGAGTATAACTATGTAAGTAAATTGCTAGATCCAAACGACGATACTGAAAATGATTCGTATTTCGCTATGGTAAATGAATTAGACGATGGCGATGATATCAAAGATGAACGTAACTGGATTAAAGCGAATCCTATTGTAGCTACTACAGAAGAAGGTATGAAGTTCTTACGTGATGAATTAAGAATCGCATTAGACGTTCCAGAAAAAATGCGTAACTTCTTAACTAAGAATATGAACAAATGGGTAGATATGCCAGAAGCGGGATATATGGATATGCAGAAATGGAATGAAGCGGAATTAGAAGAAGATGATTTTGCAGAATTCGCAAAAGAAGGAAAAGTATATCTAGGTTTCGACTTATCTATGACTACCGACTTAACGTCTATCGGACTTGTAGCTCGTAAAGGAAACGATTATCGAGTAAAACAATTATCATTCATGCCTAGTGATAAATACCATGAACGTATTTCGAAAGATAAGGTACGTTTTGACATCTTTAGAGACAGAGGTGAATTAATACTCACGGAAGGTTCTACCGTTGATTATACGCTCGTTAAAGCCTATATACTTAAATTCTGTAAGGAATATGACGTGCAGGAAGTATGTTACGACAAATGGAATGCCCTTCAATTAGTACACGAACTAGAGCAAGAAGGGTTATTAATGGTTGAAATCGAACAATCTGTACGAATGTTGACGGATGCTACTAAGAAATTCCGAGAATGTGTATACAATCTTACATTAAAGCATTATCAAGACAAATTATTGAAATGGTCTATAGGTAACGCAAGATTATTTGTAGATGCTTCCGAAAATATCAAGATTACTAAGAAGAAAAGTATTGATCGTATCGACCCAGTGGCTGCATTGATTAATGCATTTAAACGTGCATCAGATGGAGAAGAAATTGTTAATTATAACGAAATAATATTAAGTGATGATTGGGGGTTTTAGATTGAAATATTACGATATTATTTTCCTGCTAGGAATACTCATTATTTTAAGCACAACGTTATATATAGACGTAATTTACGGACTGTATTTAACGGGTGCTTTTTTTGTTGGAATTGGGTTACTAGTAGCAAGTAAACATAAAGAAAGGGGGTGATATATGAATGTTAGAAAGTATAATCCCTAAAAAGGTAGTAGATGGTGTCGCTAGTGGTGAAGTTGGTTGGGAAACCGCATTTAAGTACCTAATCAACAATGAAGTGACTAGCGGAAAGATTGCTCCCACAGCAAATAATGCCACACGATTTTCTACTGTATATGCGTGTATCAATGTTTTAGGAGACGATATCGCAAAACTACCGTGGAAGTCATATAAACAATCGAAAAACAAAATTGAGAAGGATTCATCGAGCGATGTATCACACGTATTAAACGTGCGACCAAACCGCTTTATGAATCCTTTTGTGTATAAAAAATTAATCGTTACGGATGTTTGCACATACGGTAATCACTATTCTTACATTTCTTTCAATAAAAAAGGAGAAATCGAAGAATTAATCCCTTTAGACCCGTCAACTGTTCAAGTCGTAATCGATAGAAAAACTCGTGAATACGGGTATCAAGCAACGTTTAAAGAACAGAACGTGGTGTTTTTACCGCATGAAATATTCCACATTAAAGCCTTATCGAAGGATGGAATCGTGGGGATTTCGCCACTTCAATCAATTCGAGAACAAATGTCCACGATGGATATTGCGACTGCATTCAATAAAGGAATGGTTGAGAAAGGCGGTTCACCACAAGGGATTTTAGAAGTAGACGGTTCGTTTGGTACTGATGTGAAGAAGAAAATCCGAGAGGAATGGACGAGGGTTAACTCGAACGAAAACATCGCAGTTGTGGATTTAGGAATGAAATACAAACAAATCGGTATTTCGCAACAAGACATGCAATTCCTAGAAATGATGAAATTCTCTCAACAACAAATTGCAGCAATTTTCAAAGTTCCGTTACACAAAATCAATGATTTAACACACGCAACTTATACAAACATCGAACATCAATCCCTAGATTACGTGAAAAACACTTTACAACCGTGGGTAACTCAACTGGAAGAAGAAGCGAATTACAAACTATATACGAAATCGCAAAGAAATTCTGGACTATATTGCAAATTCAATATGGATAGCGAGTTACGTGGCGACAGCGAAAGTCGTGCAAAAGTGCAACAAATCAATCTTTCTTACGGTATGAAATCACTTAATGAAGTAAGGGCGCAAAACGAAGATAGTCCTTACGAATCTGATTTAGCAGATAAACCACTAATGACATTGAACCTTGTTCCACTGGATATAGCTGTTGAAGCAGCAACCAATCGATACGGAGCAAGTCAACGAGTACCGAAAGGGGGTGAAGACGATGGAAAAGGAAATGCGAATACTGACTAATCAAGTGGAGATTCGAAGTGATGAAGGGGAAAAACCAGTCATCACTGGATATGCGCTTAAATTCGAGCGTTGGAGTAAACCGATGTTCGGATTCAAAGAAAAACTAGCTAGAAACTGTTTAGACAATGCAGATATGACAGACACAGTAGCTCTAGTAAACCACGACTATAACCTTGTTTTAGGACGTGTGGGATTGAACTTAACGCTTACTATCGATGAAATCGGATTGAGATTCGATATCACACCAACTGACACAAGTTATGCAAAAGACCTATTAGAAAACATGAGGGCGGGGGTAATCAATAAATGCTCCTTTGCGTTCACTATTGATAAAGGCGGTCAAGAGTGGGTAGAAGGCGAGGAATTAGACGAACGTACTATTACAAAAATTAAGAAATTGTATGACGTTTCGATTGTAACTGACCCAGCGTATGACGATACCGAAGCGGTAACGAGCATGCGCAGTTATGAAGAATTCAAAAACAACAACCGTAACCGTGAAATCGAGTTGTTAGATCTAGAAATGGAAATTTTTAAATAAAAGGAGATTTATAAAATATGAACGAACGTGAATTAAGAACAGCATTAGATGCAAAAACAAAAGAATATGACCTTGCTAAAAAAGAAGGAAAATCAACAGAAGAATTACGTAAACTTGTTGACGAAGTAAAAGAATTACGTGCGAAATTAGACTTAGAATTAGAAATGCGTGCGAACTCTGTTCCAGAATTGAAAGAAGTAGTTGAAACAGAAGTACGAAAAAAAGAAGTGGATATCGAAAAAGAATATCGTAATATCTTTATGAAAATTGTTCGTAATCGTGCAACAAACAAAGATATGAACGACTTAAAAGATTTAGAAGAACGTGCAAAAGCTGAACCGACAGCAACGCCATTCTTAAAATCAGCTACTGACGAAAATGGTGGTTATATCGTACCTAAAGATGTTCAGACTAAAATTAATGAATACAAACGTACTCAATTATTCGATTTATCAAAATTAGTAACTGTTGAAACAACACAATTTACTGAAGGTTCTCGTGTGTTTGAAAAATTGGCTACTCAAACAGCATTCGCAAACATTGATGAATGGGATACAATCAACGATATTCCTGCACCACAATTCGAACAAAAATCTTACAAAATGAAATCATTCGCAGGAATTTTACCAACTCCACGACAATTATTACAAGATACTGACCAAAACCTTATGGATCACCTTTCTCGTTTTATTGCACGTAAATCTTTATTTACACGTAACTTTAAAATCTTAGAAATCCTTAACGGTTTAACTAAACGTACTAAAGGTGTTGCGTTCACAGACGATTTAAAAGACATTTTGAATGTGGAATTAGACGGTGCGTTTGCAGCAAATGCTAAGATTGTTACTAACCAAGATGGATTCAACTGGTTAGATAAATGCAAGGACGAAAAAGGCAACTACTTAATTCAACGTGATGTAGCTTCTGCTACTGGTTTAACATTGTTTGGGCATGAAGTGGTAGTTGTTCCTAACTCAACACTTGCATCAACTGGTAAGAAAGCACCTTTATTCATTGGTGACTTAAAAGAAGCTGTAATGTTATTCGATCGTGGTGTATACGAAGTGAAAGGTACAGACGAAGGTGGTAAATCATTTGAACGTAATTCTTATGATATCCGTGTTATTGACCGCTTTGATGTACAAAAATGGGATGCTGATGCAGTTGTCGCAACTGAAATCGACACTACAAAAGAACCTGCATTCCCTTCTACTGGTAAGAAAACACCACAAGCATAATGATATAAAGGGGGTATAGATGTATGATTGTAACCCCACAAGAAATAGCAACAATCCACAGATACGATGAAGAAGAATTACCGTTTATCACTGATTTAATCAAAGGGGCGGAGTTCTTCTTATTTACTGCTGGAGCATATAAACCAACCAACCCACTGACTAAGGCTGTAACGGAATTAATCGTGGGTTTTTGGTTGGATAATCGGGAATCGAATTATACAGATTATATAAAAATAGGGCAGTTTCCATTGGGGATGCAATCATTGATTATGTCATTGCAATACTCACAAGGAGAAAATAAGTTGCCTGTGCAAGAATAGGTGGTGTGAATCATGAAAAAGGCAAGAGGAAATGATTTAAGACATCACATCCAATTCTATGAACAAAGAGATATTCCGAACAAACGAGGATATACACAAGAATGGACACCAGTATTCAAACTATGGTGTAGAAAAAAGGTAATCTTCCGTGAACAGCTTGAATCTGTTATATCTGGAGGGAATACCTTGCGTGACCGTAAAGAGTTAGAAACACGGTATACAACGAAACTGACTACAGAACATCGATTCAAATTCAAAGATAAGATGTATGAAATCTCTATCGTAGGCGATCCTGTAGGAGATTGTAAGGCGATACGTTTTCTAGGCGAAGCAGTTGTGGACGGTGGTGCATAATGAGTGGAAATTTAAAGATAACTGGTATCAATGAAACGATAGCTAAACTACAAAACATCAGTAAAACGGTTGATAGAAATGTCAATCGTATTATTCGAGAGAGTGCAGAACCTTATATGGAAGCACTAGAAAAAATAACACCTTATGACACCAGCGAAAAACGAAGACATCCGCAACATGCTAAGGAACATATCGTTAAATCGAATGTAACGAGAAACAGCGATGGCGATAAAGTCGTTAAAGTTGGTTATGACCACGATACAGGATGGTATATGTGGTTTTTGGAAAAAGGAACGTATAGTAAGGGGAATCCTAAAGGGATTGCTCCTAGACACTTTGTTGAAAAAACAATGGAAAGCACAAAAGAAGAAGTCGCAAAAGTTCAAATGGAAGGCTTGCAAAGATTGATAGAAAGGTATACGTGATGTTTGATTTAGAAATAGTAATTCAAAAGGCTTTAACAAGCAATAAAACAATCACAGATTATGTCGCAAAATCAAAGCAAGGTTATCCGAATATTGGGGCGAATCGAACCCCACACGGAATATTCCCTTTGATTGAATACCATCAAATCTTAGGAGAAGATGAGTTGTTCGGTGACAACAAACTGTGGACACGTACTTATCGTTTTCAAGTAGGTATATACACTGAAAATATGGATTACGATAAAGTGCAGGACGCATTGGACAGAACGATGCGAAATATAGGATTTACATGTTATAGAGATTATACCTATGCGGTGGATGACACGAAAGTTATCCATCGCATTTTTAGTTACTCGATAAGCATTGATAAGCCTAGATATTACAAATTATTAAAAAAATACAAATTGGAGAGTGAATAATATATGGCAAGAATTGGAGTAAGAAATTTACACGTTTTCCCTTTAACAAAGGATGATCCAACAGGGGTAACTTATGGAACAGCGGTGAAATTCCCACCATTAATGAAAGTTACGTTAACACCTAAAACTGTAGAGGGTTCTATTTTTGGTGATGATCGTCAAACAGATGGAAACTTTGGTATCACAGGATATGACATTACGATTGATACAACTGATTTAACACCAGAACAAATTTCAATGTTGTTAGGACACAAGAAAGATTCTAAGGGCGGTATTACTGTAAGTACAGAAGACGAAGCGCCTTATGTAGGGGTAGCGTTCGAATCTAAACGTTCTGACGGTAAAAATCAATATGTAGTGCTTTATAAAGTGAAATTCTCACCATTAAGCGAAGAATTCGAAACTAAAGGCGAAAACATTTCATACAAGACACCTTCATTAGTAGGTAAGTCACTTGCTCGTGAGAACGACAACAAACTTAAATATGACTTGATTTCAGCGACTACACCAGAAAATTGGTATACACAACCACAAAAATCAGAAGAATAATCATGATTAATTGGGGGTTAGGAGACTAACCCTCTCTTTTTTTGGAGGTAAAAATGGAAATTAAAATCGGTAAAAAAACATATAAAAGCGGAAGTCACAATATGAAATTATTGTTTGATTTAACGAAATTAAGAAGTGAAATCGATAAACGCTACAGAGTTTCTATGAGCGGAAATACGGAAGAAATCGAAAAGCTATTATCAACTATAAATCCGTGTGAAGACATCGAAAAACACGTAAAACTAGTATGTCGTTTCTTTGGAAATCAATTTACAGAAAAAGAATTTATGGAAGGTTATCATGCTGAATCAATGCAAGAATTCAATACTTTAATTGAGTTGATGACATTAGAAGCAATTTCGGGAGTTACTGACATCCTAGGTGAAGAAAAAAAGCCACAGACCCAGACTTCGAAGAAAGTATCGAAATAATTACATTCATTAAAGAACTCTATTCGTTATTGATGGAAAAATACAACTGGACACCAGAACAGATTGACAATTTAGAGGTTACAAAAATTGTCGATTTAGAGTTTGGAAGTTGGAAGAAAGAAGTTAAGGAGAAAGAACAATTAGATTCTATCGATGGAATAGAAGGATTTTCGTAGAAAGGAGGTAAATTATGGCAGGAACACCATTTGGGAAATTAGTGGTGGAATTAGGACTGAATGATGTTGCTTTCACTAAAGGCATTGAGGATGCACAAAGAAATTTAAGAACGTTAAACCGTGCCATCAAAAATTCTGACCAGGATATCAAATTGATGGGTATTGGTTCGCAAGCAGCTTCCACTAAATTAACTCTATTATCACAGGCTTTTCAAGTTACAGAAAAAGTAATTGCGAATACGAAAATACAATTAATGAAAGCGGAAGATGCGCTATCAACACTAAGAGCCGAAATCGATAAAACAACTACGAAGACGAAAGAACAATCAGACGAAGAAGCAAAGTTAGTTAAACAGATTGAAAATCATAAACGTAAGCTAGTGGATGCGACAGCAAGTTTATCTAGTTATAAAAGAGAGTATCAATCTGTAGCCAGAGCGCATGCAGAAGCGAACAACAGCTTCATTCAAGCGGGTAATAAGCTAGAAGAAACTGGTAAAAGATTAACCGAATCTGGGAACAGAATTTTAAACGTAGCTCGTGGATGGACGTTTGCAGGGGCAATCTTAGGAACTGGCATCGGATTAGTTGCTAAAGAAGCGATTGAGTACGAAAAAGCTATTGCAGGGGTTCGTAAGACTACTGACCCTACATCTGCACAATTACAAGAATTCTCTTTAGGATTCCGCAAAATGTCCACAGAGATTCCAGTTGCAGCTAAAGAATTAGCGAACATGGGTCAAATGGCAGGGCAATTAGGTATCCGAAACGATAGCTTGTTAACGTTCGTTGAAACGATGGCTAAACTGCAAACTGCTACAAATATCATCGGTGAAGAAGGTGCAGCTGACCTTGCAAAATTCATGAATATTATGGGCACATCTCAAGACAGAGTGTCTAATTTAGGTTCTGCATTAGTAGACTTAGGTAACCACTTTGCCACTACCGAAAAAGACATCCTAGACATGGGTAAAAACCTTGCTGGGGCAGGTAGACAAATCGGACTATCCGAAGGTAGCGTGTTAGGGATTGCAACTGCATTGAGTTCTGTAGGTATTGAAGCAGAAAAAGGTGGTAGTGCGTTCTCGAAAATCATGATTAAGATGGCTACTGCAGTGGACGAGATGGACACTAGAGCAGGAAGTAAGTTGAGAGAATTTGCGGGAGTATCTGGAATGACTGCAGAAGCATTCGCAGATTTATTCAAATCTAATCCAGCACAGGCTATTGCAGCATTCGTTGAAGGTTTAGGTAGTGCAAACGAAAGAGGAACTACCGCTATTGGTATCTTGAAAGAAATGGGTATTAAAGAAGTTCGTTTAAGAGATACCTTATTACGTGCTGGTGGTGCGCATAAGCTATTCAACGAAGCAGTAAATATGGGGAATAAAGCCTTTAAAGAAAATACTGCATTACAAAAAGAATTTAATACATTTAACGATACTACAGCAAGTAAGTTAGAACGTGCTAAGAACAAACTTACCGATTTAGCTATTGAAGCAGGCGGAAAATTACTTCCAGTTATTGCTGATTTAATCGGTAAATCTGGTTATGTGATTGATAGTGTTAAAGGAATGGTAGAAGGATTCTCTAATCTTCCAGAACCTGTTCAGAAAACAGCGTTCGCAATGACTGGGCTATTTTTAGCAGGCGGACCAATTTTAGGGATGTTTGGACAAGCTAAGAATATGATTGGTTTGTTTGCTGGAGGAATTGGTGGACTTCTTAAGAATCTCGGTCAAGCACAGATTAAAGCGCAAGAAGCAAGAGGTGTATTCGATTTAGCAAAAGGTACTATTGAAAGTACTGGAAGTGTTTCCGAAATTGCAGGCGCAAGCGTAGCGAAATTAGGTGGTGAAGTTGCTAAAACTGGTGGATTTTTCACTAAATTAACCAGCATCGGATTAAATCCGTGGTTATTAGGTGCAGCTGCTGCAATTGGAGTAGGAATTGTAGCGTGGAAAGCATTTGGAGAGCAAGCACATGAAGCGTTTAAGAGTTCTGAAAAAGTAAAACGTTGGGGTGCGGATGTATCGGATGAAATAGATTCTGCATTAAAGAGAGCGGAAGAATTCGGTAATAACGCTCAAACCTTCCTTAATAAAGGATTTAGGATTGACGATAAAATAAAAGGTGAAGCACAGAAACAATTTAAAGGAATGTTTGATGCTTTAAAATCCACAGCTGATACGCAGATTAAGGAGATTGAAGCATCCTACAATAAACTCCCAGAAAAAGTAAAAGGTGCATTATCCCAAGAAGTCGAAGAACGTAAATCACAAATTAATTCATCTAAAGAAATCATTGAAAAAAACGAAGCTAGAATCAATGAGATTTACGATAAAGCAAGTCAAGAAAGACGTAAGTTAACTAGAGAAGAAATAGCAGAAATTAATCAATTACGGAAAGAAGCGTATCAAGAAGAAGCAAACATTCTAAGTGCGAACGCAAAAGAACGTAAGAAGATTATGGAAAACTTAACAGAAAGTTTGACACAACTAGATTCTGGAGAATTAAGAAAACGTCAAGAGTATCTATATAAATTAGGTGAAGATGAAAGACAAGCTGTTAAAGATAATCAGAATGCGTTAAAAGAATTGTGGGAAAAAGGTACGATTAGCGCAAAAAGCTATGCAGACCAAAAGTTTGAAATTGAAAAAGAACATACTGCAAAAATGAAAGAAATTGCTTTGCAACGTTATCAAACGTATCAAGAACAAATTAAACGTAATTCTGCTCTAGGAACACAGGAAGCAATCGAACGAAATTCAGTGTTAGAAACAGCTATGAACGGTATGTTGAAAAGTTACGGTTTTACCGTTGAAGAAATGGAAAAACTGTCTAAACAACAAGCGGACAATGTTGCATTAAGTGCTAAATACATTTCTAACACGATGGAAGAATTGGGTTACAAACTTTCTGATAGTACTAAGAAAGCGAATATCGCATGGGAAGCAATGATTACGGATGAAAAGACTGGAAACATTGTTAAGAACATCGATGAAGTGTTACGTAAGGCGGTAAGTACTGAAAAAGGTTGGAATGACCTTAAATTCATTATCCATAATGCTAAGTTAACATCCAATGCTAAAGAACAAATCGAAAAAGCGTTAAAAGCGACAGATAAGTGGAATGATTTAGATCCAGAAACAAAATCATTCTTAACTGCTACAAACATCGGTGAAACAATGGCGCACATCCTACAGGATAAAGGTAAGTGGGATGGATTGACTATTGATGAGAAGAAAGCAGTCTTAAATTATTCTGGATTAAATGAAGGAATAATCAAGATTATTGAAGCTAAGAATCTGTGGGATAACACAGAATTCGTTAAGAAATTAGCTGAAATTAACACGAATGCTCCAGATAGTCAGAATAAGATTGATAAGTTACTAGAAACTTATGGCGTGTTAGAACGTAGAATACAAAACCCTGCAAACGTTCGTACAATGACGGATGCAGACGGTACTGCTAGACAGATTGACGGTTTAACAGAAAAAATCGAGCGGAATATGTATCTAAGTGCGCAAGGCAGTTATTTCAACACTAGTACTAACGCTGGTGATGTAGCGTATTCGATTGCAAACTATAACGACCTAGTTAACAGCGCTTATAGCAAGACGGTTTACTTCACGATTGCATATCAAGAAACAGGAACAAGCGCATTAACGACATGGCAAAACATGTTGAATAGTGGAAGACGATTTACACCAGGATACGCAACAGGTACAGACGGGCATAGTGGTGGATTAGCTTATTTAGGTGATGGTGGTAGACGTGAACCGTTCTTAACACCAGACGGATTTTTCGGAGTATCACCTTCCACAGATACACTATACGACTTACCTAGAGGAACTAAAGTCTGGTCGAGTATCGATAATTTCAAACGTGATACGTTGCATAAACCTTATTTATCGGGTTATTTAAGTCAATTACCACGTTATGCAAAAGGAACTGTAAAGAGCTTCCTTGATAAATCAGATGTGAGAGTGCCGAATGTATTCAGTTCTGGAGGTCAAGTTGATAATTCAACGTATGCACCAGTATTACATATCGAACACTTCCACGCAGAGAACAATATGGATGTAGAAGAACTATTTAGAAAGTTTAAATGGATGATTAAAAGGGAGAGTGATAGATAGTGAAACATTTTATTAAATTCAACGGTAAATCTTCATTAGACCTACACTTGCTCTTATCTGGAGATATACAACACGTTGCAGCACAAAACGATGTAGAAGAAGTGGAAGTTTTAGGGAGAGATGGAAGTATCATTGTGGATAAACATCGTTTAAAGACAGTTGTGCAACCATACGAATTCTATTTAAAACTTCCTGCTAAAGTAAAAATGCAAAACGCTATCGATGCAGTATCCGATTGGTTATCTCCAGTCGGGTACTGTGAATTAGAGAAATCGTGGGATAAAGATTACATCTATTTAGCTTCTTGCAATGAAACATTTAGCGTTTCTGAAACGTTATTCTATTTAGGGAAAATGGCTGTTAATTTTAAAATCCACCCTATTAAATACTTAAAGAGTGGTAGAGAATTCGTAGAAGTTCAGAACAATTCTGAATTAGTAAACCCTACTAATAGAACAAGTCTTCCAGTATTGAAAATAGCAGGGAATGGTAATGTGAAAATTACTGTTTCGAACACTCATGGAAGACAGGAAATGAAACTTGAAGATATCGAACGAAAAGTAATCGTTGATTGCGAAAACGAGGTTGCGTACTCGGAAGACGGTAATTCTTTATTAAGTGTTTACGGTGCAGATTTTATCCATCTCGATTTAGGTACTAGTCGCATTTCATGGGATAACCCATCGATGAAAGTGTGGGTACAAACGAATTGGGGTGTTAAGGTTTGAGTAAAGTATTCGTACAAATCAAAGGTTCTGATAAAGTAGGATATTTGAAAGATTGGATAGTAGCTCCAAAAGTTAAAAGAGTAGGAAATCAACTAGAATTTGAAGGTGTGTATCGTGCCGATGGCGTGAATGCACACCTTCTTTATAAGGGAAACATCATTGTCAGTGATGCTGATGCAAGAAGCAAAGAACAACAATTCGATATTATTCGTGCTGTATTCGTTGATGATACAAGAATTGAAATTTACGGAGTTCACGTAGCACATCGATTAAAATATTTAAGTTTACTTCCTAGCGTTACATTAGATGGCGCTGGATACGATTTAATTCAAAAATGGCTTGATAGTATTGTAGGTCATCACAAATTCAGAGCATGGAGTGATGTTACAGATACCGCAAAAATCGAATGGAGTTTAGATAAAATCTCCAATGCTAGAGAGGCGCTTTATGGTCATGAATTATCTCTAGCAAATGTATTTAAAGCTGATGTTGGGTTTGATAATTACAAAATTAAATTATCTAAAAATTTCGGTAAGCGCAGCAATGTCGTGTTGAGTTACGGGAAAAATATAACTGGATTCAGACAAGAAGATAATGACGAAGATGTTTTCACTAGTGTATATCCTTATATGGTTCATGAAAAGAAAGTATATACGTTAGATGAAAACGAAAGAGTTGTTGACAGCCCTTATGCTGATAATTATCTCTTTTCTCGTGTTCTTCCTGTGGATTTTACAAGCGAGTTCAAAGAAGATGAATTCGATGGTGGAGATGCAGGGGAAAACGAAGCAGAGGGAATCGGAGAGGGCGAAGTTGAAGAAAAGGATACAGCTACTGGTGGTGTATGGAAAAGAAATAGTACAGGCTGGTGGTATGAATTTTCAAATGGTAAGTACTTAAAGAATTGTTGGAAGTTCATCGATAACGAATGGTATCGATTTAAAAAGAGTGGATACATTTATCAAAACGCATGGTTTAGAGATAAACACGGAAACCGATATTACTTTAAAGATTCTGGAGCGATGGTAACAGGATGGTACAAAGTTAAAAAGAAATGGAAGTATTTCTTATGGTGGGGCGGATTAGATAAAGACAGAAAGAAACCTTACGAGTTAGATAAAGCGAAACTTAGACAGTTAGCAGAAAAATACATCCGTGATCATAACATCGGATTCCCAAAAGTGAACGTAACTGTTTCCTTTGTGGATTTAATGGCAGAAAATCCAAATTTCAATGGAGATATTGCGATTTATGATGATGTGAAAATCAAGTTCCCTAAACTGAATAATGCAGTAAGTAAAGCAAGGGTTAGCGGTACGGTATGGTTACCGTTATCCGATACTTACGAAAGTATTACTGTAGGTAATGAAGAATCTACATTAACTCAATCGATAACCAGTCGAGTTGAAAGCAAACTAAGTAAAGTAGAAGCTCAATTAGCAGAACAAGCTAGTGCGATTAAAGAAAATGAAAAGCTGTTATTCAGCGAAAGCGATGGAGAAACAAATGTCACTTACACAGCAGATACGCTTGACGAAGAAAGCCCATTAGGATTCCAAAAAGACGATTTACTATTAAAAGACAATAAATTGCAGCGTTGGACAGGTAAAGAATGGAAAGACGTTGAAACTAAATCAGATGTAGACGTTTCGCACATTGCTATGGGAATGACTGATTTAAAAACACAAATGAAAGTGTTGAAGCAAGAACAAGATGCAAAAGCAAGTCTTTCTGTCGTATCCGAATTGAAACGTGCTTATGATGCATATGTAGATAAGGAAACAAAAGATAAAGCAAAAGCGGAATCAGACCTTATCGAAATGTGGAAGCGTGTTGAACAAATCAAACATGATTTAGGGAACATGGCTGTAACTTATAAATTTATAGACCAAAACGTTCGGTTAGCAAACGAAGGGATTTCAGTAGGGAATCCATCTGGAGATTGTTACTTATTAATTGCAAATAATCGTATGTCAATGTTCAGCGCAGGTCAAGAAGTTATGTATGTATCGCAAGGTATGCTTCATATCGATAACGGGGTATTTACTAAGACATTACAGATTGGTAATTACATCGAAAGTCCATTAGAAAGCAATCCGAATATTAATGTTGTTAGATTTGTAGGAAGAAGGTGATTAGTTGCAAAGATTATATTTTAACGGGAATTGGAAAGGTTATGTAGAAATAACAACAGAATTAATAGGTCAGAATAATGTCGATGCAACTAGTGTTGTTAGGGTTTCTGCTAGAATCGGACAAGACCCACCTAACGCTATCGATTTTGGCGATGTTGGCGCTTATTTAGGGCTTTATTTAGGTGGTGTGAGTAAATACCTATATTTCGGAGAAATGCAGTTAAATGGCAATTCTCGACTTCTTGGAACGCTTGATTTTACACTCACACACGATGAAGCAGGAAATGTGGATTCTGATTTAAAAATATGGAGTTGGAATACGGAAGGTTTATCATGGAATGGATTAAATTGGGGTAGTTTAACTCATACGATTTCGATTTCAGTTCCACAGATTATTCGTTCTGGAATCATTGAATCTGTATCAAACATTACGTATATCGGTGAATCCGTAACGGTGAAAATCAAAGATAATGAATCTGGATTGAAACATCAAGTGTGGTATAGAGCTTTCGGAAGTTACTGGATAGACTTAGGTAAAAATATCGATAACGAAATCACGTTTACCACAGATAGAGAATTATATAAAAAGTCTGGAAATTCTGATACAGGGTATTTAGATATTTCAGTACGTACATTTAAAGATGGAAAACCATACGGAGGGGATGTTTATAAAGAGAACATCCCTATTAAAATACCCGAAGAAATAAGACCGAAAATAAGCGACATCGTATTTACTGATAATTACGCAAAAAGTAAGAAATTAAATATTCCGATTTTCTTACAAAACTTATCAGATATTAATTACGAGGTTCAAACTGCTAGTGATTCTATAACAGAACCTAATACGTTTTATATCAGTATTGAAGGAACAGATAGAGCATATTTCGGCAAAACTGGAAACATCGGTTCATTCCACGATACTGGATCGGTAACATTCAGAGTTTATGCAAAAGATATTCGAGGTCGTACTTCGAACACGATTAAGAAAACAGTACAAGTACTGAAATATAAATCTCCAAAACTACTATTCGTAGTTCGAAGAAGTGGAGCTAGAAACGAAACGTTGACGGTCACACGTACCGCAAAAATCGAACCACTAATCCACAATGGGGTGCAGTACAATACATTCTCTTTGAAGTTTTACACAAAACGAATCGAAGATGAATATTTCATAGAAAATCAAGGCGGTTCATTAGAAACTAATTCCACATATCAATTATTAGAACATAGTGCGAATTTACATGGTGCGTTTCAAACGTCAAAATCATTCGTTGTTAAAGGTGTATTAAGAGATGCGTTTTCAGAAGTTGAATATATCTTCACTGCGAGTACGGAAGATGTCGTTTATTCGTATTCTCCAGATGGTGTTGGTGTTAAGAAAATATGGGAACACGGTGCATTAGACGTTGGTGGAGATGTCTGGGTAGGCGGTTACTTAGCAATTAAGAACAACCGTCATTCGTTACCATTTACAGGGAATGTAGATACGTTAACGAGAGCGGGGAATTACTACGTTTTCAATTCGACTAATATTCCAGCTACAGCAGGTTATTTAATTGTATCCTCACATCCAGATAACGACCAATACGCAGTTCAAACTTTTACACCTTTCAATTCATCCGTAACCCATGTTAGAAGGCGTGAAAAGAATGTGTGGACTAAATGGACAAACGTGTGGACGGATGCTCAATTATTAAACGGGTGGACTAGATACGATGATTCACACTATCCATTGCAGTATAAAATCCGAAATGATGGCTCATTAGAGTTAAGGGGTTCAATTAAAGGTGGTAATAGTGCGAATTATCAACACATTTTTAAAATCCCATCCGAAATTAATGTTTATAAACAAAGTTATTGCAGAGGACTTACTGGGAATTATAAACAGTGTTCAATCATTGTATACGGTACAGGAACGGTTGTTTGCGGTAGCGGTGTTGAAAGTGGATGGTTGTGTTTCGATGGTATAACAATTTCAAATTAAAAATAGGAGTGATTTTATGTTACTTGTAAACATGGAAAAAGTATCACAAGAAATCGAAATGGCTAACGCTCTAATGATTAAAGAAAAAAGAGCTATCGAAGACTTAAATGGTAAGCGTGGAAGTTTAGAATCTCAATTAGAAAACGTGATGAGAGACATTAATAATCATATAACTAACATCGCTAAATACGAAGCGGATATTCGAGATATAGAAAAAGCTAGAGAGATTGTGATGAAGATTGCAGAAAAAGATGCGGAACAAGAAAAATTAAGACGAATGGAAGGAGTTTCGCCACAATAAAATTAGGGAGTGGTTGCTTATGCACCTAGATATTTACGATGTTGTTAAAATCGTTGGATTCATTATCAGTTTAATCGGGTTCTGGAATATGATGTCCAGCAAGATTACTGCACAGGAACAACGATTGACCAAAGTAGAAATGGTTGGCAAGAAAAACGAAGAACAATTAATGAGACATCAAACAAGATTAGATAACCACGATGTAGATAATAAAATCATGTTGCGGTTAGTCGAAAAAGTAGATGCATTAAAAGAAGATATTCAAGAAATTAAACAAAAATTAAACAAGGAGTGATTTTTTATGATGATCAATTGGAAGGTACGTATTTTAAATAAAACATTTTGGGTGACTTTAGTTCCCGCTGTAGCATTATTGTTACAAACATTCTTAGCAGTGTTTGGAATCAAGTTAGAGCTAGGTGAAACAATCGATAAATTGTTAGTATTTATCAATGCGCTATTCGCCGTATTAGTGATTGTGGGTGTGGTTAACGACCCAACAACAAGCGGTGTAAATGATAGCACACGAGCAATGACGTACGAACGTCCGAATAATCAATAGAACAGGATTAGATTAGAAAGGGTAAGTCCCACTAGTCAAACATAGAGGTAGGTATGCATACGATGCGCCTATCTCTTTTTATTTATAGGAGGTAAATATGTTTACATTAAGACAAGCAATTAGTTATGTAAGAAATTTGTCAGATAACAACATCGGTGTTAACTTTGATGGCTGGTACGGTTGGCAATGTTGGGATTTAGTAGCAAAAGTAATATATGAAGCTACTGGAAAAGTAGTTAATGGAAATGCTATTGATTTACTGGATTCTGCTAAAGCACTAGGGATTGAGGTCGTTTATGAAGCTCCCGGAGTAATTGCAAAAGCTGGAGATATATTCGTAATGTCTGTTCCGGGTTCTCCTTACGGTCATACGGGTGTAGTTATCGAGGATTCGGATGGGGTTACACTTAAAACGATTGAACAAAACGTTGACGGAAACTGGGACTACTTAGAAGTAGGAGGACCCGCTCGTTATCGTACACGTTCGTATACTGGTATGGTTGGATATATTCGTCCAAACTATGCTACTGATTCAGAAAACGTCAAACGTCCTAGTGGTTGGATTGAAGATGAAAAGGGTTGGTGGTATAGAAACGATGACGGCTCTTATCCTAAGAATAAATGGGAAAAGATTAACGGAAGTTACTTCAGATTTAATAACAATGGATACGCTCTTGAGAATACTTGGTATAAAGATGAACAAGGGCTATGGTATTGGTTAAAGTCGGGAGGATACATGGCTGTCGGTTGGCAACAAATAAACGGAAAATGGTATTACTTTAACAATCTTGGAGAAATGCAAACAGGTTGGATTCAATACTTCGACAAGTGGTACTATTGCACGGAATCAAACGGTGATATGGTGTCCAAGGAAGTTCGAAAAATTGGGGATAAGTTCTACTACTTCAATGAGAACGGCGAGATGTTGGAACGTGCTGCGGTCTATGTAGACGAAAACGGAGCGATTCATTTCAAATAATAATAATCAAAACAAGCCTACCTTAATTGGTAGGCTTTTTTATTTTGCCCTTTATGCTATAATCATTTTAAGGGGTGTTGAAATGGATAATGTTTATTTATTATTAGAAATTATTGAAGACATTGAAGAATACGGTGCAGATTATCCAGTCTATGCGATATATAAAAATGATTTAATATATGACTACTGGTATGTGGAAGAACCCGAAGTAGGGTTGGATATGGAAGATACTAAAATTATTATGGAACACTACGAGGAATTAGATTGTATAGATAAAGATTCTGTACGTGAAATGTCATTATTAGAGTTATTGAATCGTTTGAGAGTGCAGGTGGAAGAAAAAAATAATTGAGTACATTTTGAGTGCAAAACAATGTAAATGTGCTATCATATCAATAGTTTTCGAATCCCTCCTGAAACG